ATTGCACAAACAGAGGCTTTAGCAGGACCAAACGGTGCAGTCACTGTAAGCAGTACAAAGTATTTTAAAACTATTACACAGATAGCTGCAGGTGGTGCTGTTACAGGAAACATTACAGCAGGTTCTGGTGCAGGTGAGTACAGACCTACTAACCCTAGCTTCACTGATATAGACATTGTAAGGTTTTCAAAACATAACTGGTTTGAAGAAGTACTAATACTTACTGATGGTGTAAATCAAGCTGCTAAATATAATGGTACAGACTACGTAAAGTTATACCATGCAAATGCACCTTCTGCACCAAAGTTTTCTAGTGCCTTTGCAAACCATTTGTTTTTAGCAGGGGATTCCACTTACCCTTTTAATCTGTATTTTTCTTCTCCTTTAAATGATACAGATTTTGATCCTGCTAATGGTGCTGGGGTAATTAATGTAGGTTTTTCTATTACTCAAATTATTGGGTTTCGTAATCAACTATATATCTTTGGTCAAAATGCTATTAAAAGATTAGTAGGGGATAACTACTCTAACTTCTTACTTGAAAATGTTACTAATGACTTGGGTTGCGTAGCATCAGATAGTGTGGTAGAATTTGGTGGTGATATTATTTTCTTGGGGCCGGATGGTATCCGTCCAGTATCAGGTACAAATAGAATTGGTGACGTTGAACTTGAAACTGTATCCAGAGAAATACAAAAAACTTTTGAAAACTATTCAATNAANGAAGATGTAACAAAACTTAAAGCTGTTGTTGTAAGAAGAAAGTCACAGTTTAGATTATTCTTTGAAGCTAATACTTCTCTTTCTCTTATAGGAGCTATTCGTAAAAGTCCTACTGCTCAGTCTACTTTTGAATACAGTCAGCTTGTAGGTATAGAAGCTACTGCTGTAGCTAGTGGATACATAGGACAGTTTGAGTTTGTACTTCATGGTGATAGTACAGGTAAAGTACATAGACAAGAAACAGGCAATAATTTTAATGGGTCTGATATTTTAAGTGTTTATCAAACTCCGTATTATTTTATGGGTGATACAGACATAAGAAAAATATTTTATAAAGTTAAAACTTACCTTAAAACAGAAGGTGAAACAGAAATTTCTTTAGGTATTAATTACAACTTTGGTGATTCAGAGATAGCTACTCCTTCTAGCTTTACCCTTACAACAGAAGGGGCTGCAGTGAATTTTGATGATACAGGTACGACTTATGATGAAACAGATATTTATGATGGCAACCCTTCGCCAATAAAAAGCACTTCAATTAGTGGGTCAGGAGATTCAATCTCTATGACTTACGTTACAAATAACACAAGTCCTAGCCACACTATTCAAGCGGTTACGGTGACTTACGGATTAGGTGATAGGAGATAACACATGGCAGGTTACGCAAGACAGTCATCGGCAGATATTGTTGCAACAGCCGTTGTACGTGCGAACCCATTGAATGTAGAGTTTAACGCTTTACGTGATACTTTTGCATTAGCTACAGGACACACACATGATGGATCAGCTACAGAGGGTGGTTATGTACCTCTTATTGCTGACTCGGACGCACTAAATAAAATAGCTATTGACACTAGCAATAATAGAGTTGGAATATTTGTTGAGGTATCTAATGCTGCAGTAGAGCAAATACGTATTCAAGACGGTGCTATTGTTCCTGTAACAGACAGTGATATTGATTTAGGTACAAGCTCGTTAGAATTTAAAGACTTATTTCTTGATGGTACTGCACACATAGATACACTTGATGTAGATGCAAATGCTGGTATCATAGGTAATTTAACAGTAAGTGGCAACACCACTCTTGGTGATGCAGCATCCGATACAGTCACTGTTACTGCTGATGTAGCTTCACCCCTTATTCCTTCTACTGATGATACGTATGACCTTGGTGCTAGTGGTTCTGAGTGGCGTAACTTATACATTGACGGTACTGCTAATATTGATGCACTTGTAGCTGATACTGCAGATATTAATGGCGGTACTGCTGATGGTGTAGTTATAGGTGGCTCTAGTGCTGCTGCTGGTACATTCACTTCTTTAACTGCTACAGGCACATCTACACTTACTACTGTTGATATTAATGGTGGTGCTATTGATGGTGCTATTATTGGTGCTAACTCTGCTGCTGCTATTACAGGCACTACTATTACAGGTACATCTCTTGTAGGTGCTGTAACAGGTAATGCTGATACTGCAACTGCACTTGAAACAGCAAGAACTATTGGCGGTGTTAGCTTTGATGGTACAGCTAATATTAACTTACCGGGTGTTAATACTTCGGGTAATCAAGACACATCAGGTACTGCAGCAAATGCAACGGTACTTGAAACTGCTAGAACAATCGGTGGTGTTTCCTTTGATGGTAGTGCCAATATTAATCTTTCTGGTGTTAATACTGCGGGTAATCAAGATACATCAGGCAATGCAGCAACAGCTACTACACTTGCAACAGCTAGGACTATTGCAGGGCAATCGTTTAATGGTTCTGCTAATATTACTATTGCTGCTACTGATCTTTCTGACACTGACCAAAGTCTAGCCACAGGCGATAACGTACAGTTTGCTTCCGTCACAGGTAATCTAACAGGTAACGTAACATCTACAGGCGCTAACTCTTTTGGTTCACTCACAGTTTCAGGTGCAGCAACCTTAAATGGCAACACCATAATTGGTAATGCTGCTACCGATACGGTTACAGTTACTGCAGATGTCGCATCTAATCTTATACCTAGTGCGGATAGCTCGTATAGTCTTGGTGATAGCTCTAACTATTGGTCGCATGGATACATTGATGCTGTTACTACTACAGGAAATGTAATAGTCGGTGGTGACTTAACGGTCAATGGTACAACCACTACGGTGGCTACAACTAACATGACTGTATCGGATGCCCTAATTGAATTGGGTACAGGTACTACAGGTACTCCTGTTAATGATGCAGGTATTGTCATTGAACGTGGTGATGCAGCTAATGCCTTCATGGGCTATGACGAAAGTGCTGATAAGTTTACAGTAGGTACGGGTACATTCACAGGTGCCAGCACAGGCAACCTAAGCATCACTACAGGCACACTTGTAGCTAATGTCGAGGGCAACGTCACAGGTAATGTAACAGGCTCCTCAGGATCAACAACAGGTAACGCAGCTACAGCTACAGCATTAGAAACTGCACGTACAGTAGGTGGTGTTAGCTTTGATGGTACAGCTAATATAGACCTTCCCGGTGTTAATGCATCAGGTACACAGGATACATCTGGAAATGCAGACACCGCTACAGCACTAGCGACTGCACGTACTATCGCTGGTCAATCGTTTGACGGTACAGGTAATATCTCTATCGCTCCTACTGATCTTACTGGTGTAAACTCTACTGCTACTGAACTAAACATTATGGATGGCAATACTTCTGCATCCAGTACAACTCTTGCAGATGCTGATCGTGTAGTGGTCAATGACAATGGCACGATGAAGCAAGTCCCACTGACTGACTTTGAAACGTACATGGAGACTAGCTTAGATACTCTCAGCAATGTCACTACTGTTGGCGCATTGAATAGCGGTAGTATTACATCAGGCTTTGGTTCTATTAATGTTGGAAACAGTGATATTACTACTGCAGGTAGAATTATATTTGGTAGGCTGTCGGGCGTTCTGTCAGGTGGTGCAGACAATGTAACTAATATTGTAACTAGTGTAGATACAGGGTCTGATAACTCTGAGTTGGCTACAGCAGGAGCTATTGAGTCACGTATTCAAGCAGTTAATAGTGCATCCAACAACGTAACTGGCCTTAATGCTACAGGCGCAGAGATTAACACAGTAGCTGATTTCTCAGCAGTAAGTGTAGATACAAGTACAGCAATAGCAAACAATGATGCACTTCTTGTTTTTGATAATGGTAATGAAATCGGGTATCGTGACGTAGACTTACTTGATACTTATTTTTCTGGCACAACAAAGACACTTACAAACAAAACACTGACAAGCCCAATCGTAACTGGGCTGCACCTTAATGACTCAGGCTTCACTGTTGAAGGTTCGGCTGCGGATGGCAATGACACTACAGTAGCCTTCACTAACCCGACTGCAACTCGCACTATTACTTTGCCCAATGCCACAGGTCATATTCCTGTATTTGCTACGGCCCCAAGTGCTGCTATTTCTGATGGTTCATCAGGACAGTTTTTAACAACCGATGGTTCTGGTGCATTGAGTTTTGCTACTGTAGAATCAGGCGCAGACCTTTATGCTGAGAACCCGTCTAGTGCTACTGCGCCTTCTGCTACTGGCTCTAATGCTGTGGCTATTGGTGATGGGGTAACTTCCAGCGGAGTGCAGTCTATTGGGCTTGGCGCTGATTCTACGGCGAGTGGAAACTACAGTGTAGCTCTAGGTCGGGGGGTTGTTTCCAGCAATACTTTCTCAACAGCGGTTGGTTATGGCTCTGATGCCACCAGTTCTGGTGCAGCGGCTCTAGGATATAACTCTCAAGCAGTTACAGGTGCCAATGCCACCGCCCTAACCAATTCCTACGCCTCTGGCGCTGACAGCTTCGCAGCAGCTATCGCAAACAACACCAGTTCTTATGGTGCTACTGGCGGTCATTCACTGGCAATGGGGTGGGGAGCAAAGGCAACTTCATCTCAATCCGTCAGCCTCGGTGGTTTCTATTCACAAGCTACAGACAATTATGCTGTAACACTAGGGGGTTCGCAAAACACGGCAAGCGGGGCTTACAGCGTTGCCATCTCTGGCTCTACAAATGTTTCGAGTGGTAACTATAGTTCAGTCTTAGGGGGTCAAAGCAACACGGCCAGCGGGTCGCATTCTGTTGCAATGGGTTATTACGCCAATGCTTCTATTATTGGCAAGTCTGTGTTTGCAAGTGGCAGATTTTCCGCAAACGGAGATGCCCAGTCTGGCACATTTGTCCTCCGCTCTGACACCACAGACGCCACTGCTGAAGCCCTCACCACAAACAACAGCACCGCTGGAAGCACTAACCAAATCGTAGCCGCTTCAGACACCTGCATCACCTTTCACGGCACCGTAGTCGCAATGCAAAATGGGGCGCAAGCCCATGCTGGTTGGGAGATCAAAGGCATGTTGGTGAACGATGGCGGCACCACAACACTAGCCCTTGGAAACGTGTCAGACATGGCGGCTACAAATGCTTCTAGTTGGGCAGTAGCACTCAGTGCAGATAACACGAACAATGCTTTAAAGATACAAGTTACAGGTGAGGCTAGTCATAACATTAGGTGGGTAGCTAACGTACAGACTTCGGAGGTTACATACGCATAATGGGTCAAATTGAAATTAATCACACAGGGTCTGGTGGTACGGTAGTACTAAGTAGTGATGGCACTGATTTACTTCTAGGTGGTAGTGCTGTTGGTGGTTCGCCTGATTTGTTTGCTGAGAACTACAATGGCACGTCTACTTTACCAAGTGCGACAGGTACTAATGCTGTGGCGATTGGGAACTCTGCTGTTGCTTCTGGGTCTGGCGGGTTTGCTTCTGGCAACGGGGCAACTGCTTCGGGGGCAAACTCCGTTGCGCTAGGCAGGGCAAACACTGCATCCGGATCAAACTCTTTTGCGTTTGGTTTTAACAATACTGCCAGTGCTACCTATTCCGTTGCTATCCACGGAAACGCTAC